CTTTTAGAAGGTAAAGTGAAGCAGGGTTGCCATCAACATGACGAATGTCTTGAGCCAATGGAACATGACCTTTAATCAGGTCAGTGTCTGTCCATTTAGTTCCAATCCAGACTCCGTTCCACGGGAAATTAAATGTTCCAGTTGGACGCATCAAAAAGTCATCTACACCACACATGAAAGGTTCATTTGCTTTAGGACGTTCAGTTCCCAAAGACAGAACAATGGAGTTTTGACCCCACTGGAAATAGTGAAGCAAATCAAAGCGAACATCTCCAGTATGGACATCAGGCCCATCTGCGAGAGTGTGCTTGAATGCTGGATATTCATACATTGTCAATTGCCAATCCTTGATCAATTTATCAGAATATGCATACCTTTCACGAAACTTAGGTTGCCGAAATTGAACTACTGGCAAGTCAATTCCACACTTAAATTTTAAGAAATGAAGAAGGACAGTTGAGTCCTTTCCTCCAGACCAAAAGATGACAGAATTCGGCCATTGTTTGTTCCAACGAAGTGCTTTATCAATTGTTTTATTTATTAGGTTTTTCATTAAATAATAATTGCCGCACCAAGTGCTGCTCCACCAACTGCACCACCAGCACTGATCCACGATCCCGTTGCTGCATTTTTGCTTTGAGCATTTTGCGCCATAATTTGGTTACGCATATTGTTATAATTTTGTGTGTCTGCTACGTTTGCAGTGTGAGCAGACTGGATATTACCCATTGATCGGTTAATTGCGTCCTGTGCTGTTTGACCAAGACCTTGCGCTCCAGACAATACACCACGTTGCCATTCTTGCAGTCCTTGTTGGTTTTGTGCCTTTGCTGCTTGTTGTGCAGCAACCAATGAACCGGGGTCAATGCCTCCCTGCATTTGAGTTGCATCCAGATACTTTTGCCGCAGTGCCATATCCTCTAGCGCAATCTGCCTACCTTGTGCCGTGGATTGATCAAACATTGCAGACCTACCAATAGTGGATCCCGTGTCGAGTCCAGTCCCCATCATTTGAGCGAGTCCTTTTGTCTTTGCCCACTGACCTAGTTTTTGTTGCCAAGATTCAGGGGAGGTTAGATTCTGTACAGTCTCACTCATGCCTGACCGCATCTTTGCTAGGGTTGGATCTACATTTTCTTCAAATTGTCTAGCGCGATTTGCATTTTCAATTCCTAGCTCAAATGCCTGTTGAGATACCTCGCTGGGGTTGAACTCTTGGTAAATTGGCTTTATCTGTGCAGCCATTTCAGTGAGTCGAGCTTGAGAAGCAAGACCACCATACATACCCTTGTTTGCCTCCGATGCCACCATCATGTTAAGATCGGGACGAGGTTTCTGAATTGCTGGTTTGTATGTTTGTCCACCCATAAGTTAATTAAGTTAAAGAGTAAACTTCTCTTTTAAGAGGAGTCAACCCTAATTTTTCCATTATTGCGTTTGTAAAGTTAGTTCTTTCATCATTTAAAGGCACTCCAATGTAGCCCGGTGAGTTGGAAAGTTGTGAGTGCGCTTTCCAATCGCTCATCACTTGTATAACATCTTGCGGTCTTGTATATTTAGGATGGAATGCTGGATACACAGTTGGCACATAAACATGATCGGAATATCCAAATAGAATTCCATCTCGATAATGAGCGTAAACATTAATATTAGGATGCTCTATGATCTTGTGACCAAACTCTTCAGCAAAATCAACAAGTTCCAAGAATTCATTAGTTCCTTTTTGAACAAGTTTATATTCAATTTGTGGCCTCATATGTATTAATTAAATCCAACTAGAATATCGTCTGGATTGGCTATTGTTTGTGTATAATTAGCAAACTTGTCAGCCTGTGCTTTCAAAATATTGTTGCGGGTAGAGTTACTGCCACAAATAGCGCATGGCAAGCAGTTATTTTGCCCTGTCGTAAAAGGTATTGAAGAGTAAATTGGAACTACGGGATCATCACCAAATGGAGATATATACTTGTTTGGAAAGCTAGTGACCTCTTTGGTTGCTGTAATTATCGATGGCATATTAGCAGGGGTTCTGAGCTTTAAATTGCTGTGCAGCAGCAGTTGCGGACTGAAGTGCAAGCACTCCAGCTTCCTCTTGCGCGTGTTCAAAACTAATGTATGACAAGAACGTGGCAGATGCCGTAGCGGAAATTGATTTCGATGGGTTTACATTACAAGTTAATGTTGCGGTCTTGAATACTTTTGCGCTATATGAGTTATCATTTGCCGATTGTTGCTCGTAGGGGTTGGGGAGCAGGTCGATTAACAATGTTTCACCAGTTTGTGCAACAACGCAAGATTGCGTCTCGTCTCCTTGCGGAACGCCCGTGGATTTCTCCTGCCAAGGATCCATAAAAAGTCGAACGATTTCCACTCCGAATTCACCGCACCACTCAATTAGTAGCGAGAATGCCTTATCGACATCGTCTGTCAGGTATGACTCGCACGTTGAAACAAGCGAGTTGCGTTGCGCCGATTCAGTGGTCAACCTTCGATACTGCGAGTTAAGAAAACCTAGATTCTGAATCTCCGATTCGTATGGGGTGTTCTGCCATTGGTAGTCAGCAGTGACTGCAAGAATGCGTTTCTCTAAGATCGAGTTGTATGACCCCTTGCTGCCCCTGTAGGACACTTTTAGATCAACTGTGCCACCAATCTGAGTAGATTCGATCTCAGCATAGACAAACTTTTTCAAGTCCATCTCGTCACCAAGCAATGGAGTTTCAAACTGCGAGTAAATGCGATTGTAGAGTGTGGTTGTGGTTTTGTCTGGATTGATCTGAAGGTAAGAATCCACTCGTTCTGGCTGGAATGACTCCCAAAGGTGGTTAAATGATCCATCGTTTGTTGCTGCGTAGTCTACACTAAAATGGAAACATCGAGACTGCCCGTCAACAACACCTGTAGTCCACTCAACTGGACGAGTGCCTGTCCAAACTCCAGCCCATGCTGGGAATCTGCTTTCCCCACTGCCCCATTCGGAAGCGGCAGCATAGTCCATTACCATCGTGTCTGAATTTAATGTCTGCAAGTAAGGGATAGAATAGAGCAAGTAGTTCTCAAAACCAGTGGCACAAATCTTGGTTGGGTCTGCCGCCATGAGTCTTTTGGCTCTTGCCATTTCAACGTCTTTGAATAGCACTTGTGAGGACAGATACGATGTCGCTGCAATATCACCTGTCATCAGACCACCTTGGGCATACCACCACATTTGACCTGCTTGGAAAGCAATTGATTTTCCTGCAATGCACCCAACAGTTGGATAAAGCGTAGATTGGAAATTTTCAGTAGTGACCCATTGATCTCGATCAAGGATGCCTGATTTAAGCTGGAAGGTAGAACGATCAGTAAATACGATCAGACGAGTTGATGTATCTTGCCCAACATAACTTGTCATGCCAGTAATCGGACGTGAAAAGCTAAAGTCACCACGGGAAGTGCCAGTTGTACGTTCTTGGAATGAGGTTGGATCACCTAAATCGGATGCAAGTACGATATTTTTATCGGCAATCCACATTCTGTTTCCAGAGTATGCCATCCAGTATCCAACGGGGATCGTGGAAAGTTGAACACCTGCCTTATCAGCACCATCCCAGTACGAAGGGTATGAAATGCCGTCTTGGATCATTACAATTCGATGCGCTGGTGTAGCGAATTCTTGAGATCCAGTCGATAGGTTTGCTGAACGTGTGGCAAGTGCAAATACGAACTGATCAACGTCTGGTGACATCGCAATGTTTTTCAGCCGAAAATCTTCCCAGTTGCTTGGCTGGACTAGAGGAAATGGAGAGAAGTAGACGTTTCCGTTTACAGCAAAAACCATGTAAGACAACTCGCTTGCAACAACACCATTTCCATCCACGTCGAAGATTTTAGCTGGAGTTGTTGTAATTACCCCATCCCGATCTTGTGTGATAGCCGCTTCTTTTTGCTTGTTAGAGGAAAACAAAACACCACCTTGGAAGTTGCCAGCGGGAAGGGATAGTTGCATCCTATGCCCCGGCCTTGTTTGCACGATACCACCACGGACAGTTACATTAACCCCCCACTTGAATTGGTTCTCAGGCAATGACCAAGGGTTCCTTACGGAATTTACTCCTTGAATCCATCCTGTTGAGACTTTTTTAAGTCTTCCTGATGTAATGTTTTCACTTTTCATTGCTAGAACATAACTGGATCAGTTCCATCACCATAGGTCAAATCATTAATTTGTGGTGGAACAAAAGCGTGACCATCTTGGTGTTCTTGCTGATTCTTCAGGTATGCCAAAGAAAAGCCCCAGTAACGCAATGCCTGTTCAGCAAAGTCCTTGTCCTCAAGGTCACAAGCGTGAACAGCAGTAATGATTGCGCGTGTATGCTCAATCGGGATGAAATCATACTTGCTAGTAATCACTGGAGGTTTAATGCGATAGGCAATTCTTGCCCACGCGCATGGTTTGCCAATGCGAATCCTGCGGTATTGTGGATTGACCTCTGTTGGATGATATTGACCAATCAGCGTCAAATCGTTGCTGCGTCCGTAGTCCATTGCGTAAAGGCTAACAAACCCATCCGTGATTGGCTTTTGAATATTAGCAACACTTTTCACCAAGATCGGATCTTGAATTGCATCAACGAAGAACTTGCTGTCCGTGGATAGTCCGCTTGTCAAAAATGAAATCCTGCCAGTTGTGCTAGTTAGGTTCTGAGATTGTGACTTGGTAGTATACAATTCAAACTCATCGTTGTCGATGCGACGAACAAAGTATGTCGTTCCTGCCACAAGACCAGATGGAAGTACATCACCAAAATCGGCTCGTACAGTCACCGATTGACCTGTAGTGTAAAGCGAAGCGTCAGCAACGATACTAGTGGATGGGGATGCCGTGAATGTGCGTTGAATATCTAGCGACAATTGACCAGTGCCGGGAGTTGTAATCGGAACCAGAACTGATGCAGAATACACATTAACACTATCACCAACGACCCTAACTTGGTAGTCCGTTCCAGCAACCAATGGAGATGGTAAAACTCCGCTTGTAGAGAATTTAACAGTCTCGTTTTCCTGCAAGAACTGCACGGACGAGGGTTGAATTAGATTGTTGTATGGAAGCGGAGAGACAGAGAATCGTTTTGCGTAGTAAGATTGACCAGTTCCGAATGATACCACATTAATTTGACCAGTTGTTCCACCAAAAGTTGCAAATGCTGCGGACGTATATGCCTTAGCAACCGATGTAGATGATACATTTAGATATGCTGGAGTTGAACCATTATCAATCGCGGGACTGGTTGTTGGCAACAAATAGTCAGTTCCCCAATAAATCGTTGATGGTGTTGTTAAATTAGTAAAATCACCTAGCCACTTGTTAGTAAATGAAACTCCAAACACGCGAGATAACACAACATAGAATGTTCCAGTTGGAGAAGATGTAATGTTAATCTTGCTGAAATCAGCGTTCTTGACAGTAAAAACTCCAGTTGACGAGTTTAATGGAGTTTCTGCCCTATAAGATGTTCCAGAAAGCAATGGGGATGGAAGTGTGCCAGTCGAAGAGAATTGAACGAATACACCAGTGGATGGTGTGATTGATATTGTCGGTGGAGTTGTGTATCCAGTGCCACTTGTTACCACATTAAGTGCAGTTACAACACCACCTGCAATGTTTGCTGTTGCAGTTGCTCCAGATCCACCACCACCAGTTATTTCAACCTGCGGAGCATTTAAATATCCAGAACCACCAGAAATTTGAGTGAATCCAATAACAAACGATGTTTGGATGGTAGCATTTGCAACCGCTTGAGTGCCTGTTTTAAGTTTAACCTTTAATGTTCCAGTTGCAGGAGATGAGAATGCTTCTTTGGTTCCCGTTGCAGGTGTTGTTAGGCTAGATGAAACAGTGTATGTGAATGTTGAACCAGATGCTGTTAATAGCGTTTTGTTTCCATTGTATCCATCTGGGTCAGCACCACTAATTGCAATAACCTGACCAGCAGTAAAGCCATGTGCAGCAGACGTTGTTGCAGTTGCGGTTGTTAATAGTCTGGTTAAAGTAGTGACTGAAACTGTTTGCCCTATTTCAGTAACAAGCTGATATGTAAATGATGTGGAACTTAATATAGTTACAACGAAATCTCCATTGTAAGCGGCTTGATCTGCTCCAGATATTGTGACTGTATCACCAGTTCTATAGTTATGAGTTCCAGATGTATTAACAGTAACTGTAATACCATTTGTAACCATTGATGTAATATTAATTAATGGAGATACAGGAGGAGCGGAAATTGTTACAGAAGGTGCGGTTGTGTAGCCGAATCCGGGGTTATCGATCACAATCGATGACAACTGGTATGTAATTGAGTTACGAATAGCATACCCAGTCGCAGTACTAACGGAAATTGTACTTCCCAAAGGAGGTGCTGGAGGAGCGGAAAATGTTACTGTAGGATCGGCAGTGTACCCAGATCCTTGATCAGACAAGTTGACGGAGGTAACGCTTCCAACCACAATAGGAGTGAAGTTTGCTCCCGCTCCAGATGGTGACGCAATGGAAAGGCCCGGTGCGGTAATCTGGCTGGCTTCTCCTGCCACAGCAGATGCTGGAATTAGCTTAATAAGCGAAATCGTACCAACTCCAGCCGATGTGATCTTAATCGGATTTACAAAATTCGTAGGAGAAGATGCAAGTGCGTCCGCTTGTGTCGTGTGGATCGAAACTGCTTTTGTGTCTACAATGTTAACAAAGTAGTTTTGGTTTGCCAACAAAGGTTGAGGAAGCGTTCCCCCAGATGTGAAGACTTGCACCTGATCACCTTGGGTAAGCAAGTGATCTATGCTGAATGTCAACTTTGTCTCTGGAACGATTTCCTTGCGGATATCGACGTTGATTGGATTTATTGACCCAGTCGTATGTACCTCGTTAACATTTGCTTGAGCGTCAGAGATCGAACTAAATATTTGCAGGTGCGTTGCGTCTAGCAGATTTCCAAAGTAAGTAACTCCAGAACGAATTCCAATAGGCAAAGTTTGCCCAGATGGGAATGTAAACGGATTTGCTGTTGTTATTTCGATAGTAGGAGCAGACGCGAATTGAAGAGCAGTGACAACGAATGAAGTCCTAGAATCTAGGAATTTCAATGGCCCTGCCCCTACTATACTTTGGAGGGAAAGTGGATAATTACCTGCCTGTGCGTTGAGGGAATCGTTGTGAATTTGAATGGTCAATGCATCCAATACGCCAATGTAATAGACCTGACCATTGGAAAGTGGGACTGGGATAGTGCCAGAAATCGCCGTAATAGCCATTCCCTGACCAGAGTCGAGCGTGTGAGGGGTTGCGGACGCAAACTTGCTTATCGGGCTAATAGCAACCTCGCGGGTTCTAATAGTGGCATCGTCTGGAGCAATTGTTCCGTAAGCAAAGTCACTCTGCGAATGGATTGGGATTAGAAGACCATCAACTCCCGTGCCATCATTGAGTTGGCTACGAAGATCTCGGTTGTTGGAATCAGTGCCAGTTACACGAATGATCTTGCCTACGTCATTCTCGCTTTCGGCAACCGCAACCAACTGCGAAGGCTGAACAATTTGCATCAATGTCGCTACATAGCCTCGATCATCCCATGCCCACTCAACACTATTGAATTTACCACCTTTATTTACATGGTATTGGAATAGACGATTGCGGAAGTAGACTGGGGATCCATCTACATTTATTGCAAGGGGAACGTCTATTCCACGGGGAAGAGCAATAGTACAACCATCCCAACCAGTGCAAACGTCCACGTCAGCAGTAGATTGCATCCAATGCCCAGACTCCATCAGCGTCTGGACTGCTTGCGTGATTTTGCGGTAAACTCTTTTCTCGTCAGTAGTTCCTAAAATCTCCGCACATTCCTCGAAAATTTGATCGACAAACATGACGATAAATTAGCGCATTGATCCCTCAGACGCAATAGAATTCAGAAAATCCTCTTCACTAGCCATTGCTGCATTTTCCGCTGCGGGAACTTGACCTTCAAGAGATTCAGTCATGGCTTTTTGACCCTCAACATCAGCGGCAAGAGCATCGATGATTCCTGCTAATTGCATGGCAATTCCGTGCAGTTCGTCAAACTTAGACTTGGCTACGGAGATGGTTACAGCACCTTCCTCTGCCATTGGAGAAGCAATTCCGCTCATATCTTCAGGAAGATCCATTCCCATTTCAGGTTCGGGCATTACTGCCTCAGTTGGTTGTTTTGCCATAAATTAATCCTCCTCTTCCTCGCCACCGATTTCAATCTTAATTTTAGTTGATGGTTTCTTTTCAGACTCTGCTTCCTCTAGACCCGAATCGATTGCTTCTTCGTCATCCATCTCGTCATCCATGTCCTCGGACGATCCATTGGATTTAATGCCGCAGATGCACAACTCAACACAATGACGTTTTTCGGTCTTGCCATCTCGCATTGTAGTCTCGTCTTTCTCCATAGTCTTTCGGAAGTAGATGGTAGCAGTCCCCTCTTTTGGAAGGTTTTTAAGACCCTCTGCGTTCTCAAAATAGAGGGATGGGTAATGGTAGTCGCATTTTGGCATTGCCATTTCTGGCATTGTCATTGGCTTTACCTCCTCGCCCAAATCGGTAAAACCAGACGGGAGGTCGTATTTTTCTTTTGCGTATGGCATATTAATTGAGAATATCGGGCCAAGTGGCTTTAATTCCTGCTAGGTCATCTGGGAGCGGAGTCAATGTAACGTCCCGCAACGCTTGCTTTGCAGCAACGATTTCAACTTTCTTCGCCTCGTCGTTAGCCTCAACTGCCTTCATAAAGTCGATGTCGAGCTTTTGTAGCTTTGGTGAACGAGCAGAACGGAACTTATCAAGATGAATAGCTTTAGCCCTCTCAATATTTACCTTTGCTCCGATTTCAGCGTTGAATTCATACGCATCGAAGTAGTTGTTGTCAATGTCAATTGACTCTACAATCTTGTATTCGACTCCTGCTGGAACGTCTTTGATTGCGTTATTAACGTCACCACATGGGATGATTATTGCTACTTGTCCGTTTGGTTGTGGGTAGGTGATATACATAAAATTAATTTCCGAAGATAACTACATTATTTTCTGATGTGTTTACAGTTGAAGTTCCATTGCTTGATACACGAACTGCATAAATTGTTTTTTGCACTGGATTACCATCATATGCAACCATTACAACTTTTGGATTTAAACCACCACCACTAACCACATCACCAGCAAGCATCAATGTACAATAATTTGCATCAACCATTGGTGTTGTAAAATTCACAGTATAAACTCCAGTTGAGTTAAGCGTAACGCTAGAGACGTTGTATTGGGCGCGGATTGAAGTACGATTTAAAGTTACGTTCCCACTTGTGGTCAATGATGTTAATGCTGTATATGTAAATACAGTAGGTGATGTAATACTTGCTACTGTATAAGATCCATCAACGCCAAATCCAGACGTAAAGTTGGAAAAAATCCCTTGCCCTTGAGACAATCCGTGAGCAGTTGTAGTCGTTATTGTTACAGTTGCTCCAGATTGTGAATATGTTCCACTTAAATTTGCATTTGCAGCTGGATCCGCATTAAAATTCACCCATGCTTTGACTGAAGTTGATCCACCTCCACCTGTGGGAATAGTGATATTAGCCGTTCCGTCAAATGCAATCCCATTGATTGTCCGTGCTGTGATCAGTTTTGTAGTGGTTGCGGTGTTCCCAACAATTGTTGATGTAAATGTTTTAGTCCCAGTAATTGTCTGTGTTGTATTTGTGGTTACAATGTCAGGTACAATTACGTTTTGTGTTGCTTTTGTTAATGCCATATTATTATGTTTGTTTTAGTTTATATTTTTAAGCTACCGATAATGATACTATAGTTATCTCTGATCCGCTTGGTACTGTCGAGAATGTTAATGTTCTAGGTATTGTGCCACTAATTGTATAGTTTGCTGGTTTTTGATATATTCCATCAATCGAAACTAAATATGCTGCTTCTTGTGTACTAAAACCCCCAGTGATTGCAAATATTGTTGTTGATCCATCCCCCGTATATGACCAAACATTTCCAAAATTAGTTGTTGGGAAAACCCCTGTGGCCCCCTGTGGCCCAGTCGCACCCGTGGCTCCCGCTGGGCCGGGCGCACCAGAAAGCGATACGCTCCAACTCGAAAATGAACCAGAACCAGTAATTGTAGTAACATTAGCAACCAATGCCCCAGTCAAGCTATCGTAACTAGTAATTGTTCCTTCCATTTTATTGGAAGAACCATTAGCGATAATAACAGATTGACCAACACTTAATGCAAGTCCAGTTTCAACTGTTAAAGATTTTGTTCCTAAAGAAATGGTTAATGGAGTAAAAGAGAAAGTGGTATATTTATCTCCAGCAATACCTGATGACCCCGTGGCTCCCGTGGATCCGAAATCACCCGTGGCTCCAGTTGGGCCTCCACTTGGGCCAGTCGCTCCTGTCTCACCATTTAACGATACAATAACAATCGATGATCCGTTTGGAACCGCAGATGACATTGTGAATACATATGGTATTCCAGATGCAATTGTATAATTGTTTGGATCTTGAACGATTCCGTCAATTGAAACCAAATATGCTGTAGTTAATGTTGAACTGGCTCCAGCTATGTTAAAACTAGTCAATATTCCATTTCCAGTATATTGCCATCGAATTCCTCCACCCGGCCCTGCCGATCCTGCTGGGCCTTGTGGGCCTGTCGCTCCAACTGGGCCTCCGCTTGGGCCAGTTGCTCCAGTTAAACCCGTGGCTCCACGCAAACCCGTGGAACCAGTCAAGCCCGTGGAACCAGTTGGGCCTCCAGATGGGCCTGTTGATCCAGTTGATCCAGTCAAACCTGTGGATCCAGTTGGGCCTCCGCTTGGGCCAGTTGCTCCAGTTGCGCCCGTTGGGCCTCCGCTTGGGCCAGTTGCTCCAGTTGCGCCTAAGTTACTGGATAATTCCACAACAGTTAAAATTTCATCAGATGTTAATCCAACGCTTCGGATTAAGGTGCGAGGAAGGGTTGTTGAAATTGTATAACTAATCGGGTCTTGTACAATCCCGTTTACATATACAATATATGCATTTCTGTCAGGTTGCCATGCTCCATCAAGCACAAAGTCTGTTTGACCAACATTTGAAAATCCCCACCGCATGAACTGCCCGTAGGAATCCAAACTTTGAGAAAAAAGCCGGAGGAGATAACAAAGCAAACCTTCTCCTTCTTCGCGTGGAATTTGATCTACTTCTGTTGTATTATTAGGATCGCAAGGGATATCCCAAACAACACGTCCGTTAATTATTGATTTATTAATTGTGCCATAAAGAGCATAGACAAGGTTGCCAATTAATGAAGGCACACTTTCGCTTGAAATTTGTGGATACGGAATATCTGGGCAACAAACAGATGAAGATGTATTAGAGCAAGACATATATTCTTTTTAAGTGTGGTTTCAATTTAGTCAAGTGTTTTTATGCTGTAGAAAGAGAAACTACAACGAGTACAGTTGCACTGGGAATGGTTGAAATTGTTAATGTTCTTGGGGACACATTGTTAATTGTGTAATTAACTGGTGCTTGAAGGACTCCATCCGCAGCAGCAAGATAGTGTGCAGAAACAAGACTTCCTGTGGTGTTTCCTGTTAATGTCCATGTTGTTGTTGTTCCATCTCCAGTAAATGTCCAAACATTTCCAGAGTTGGTTGTAGGAATTACTCCCGTAGCCCCCTGTGGCCCAGTCGCTCCCGTGCTTCCAACCCCAGTGGCTCCTGTAGCCCCCTCTGGCCCAGTCGCACCCGTGGCTCCTGCTGGGCCGGGCGCACCAGAAAGTGATACGCTCCAACTCGAAAATGAACCAGAACCAGTAATTGTAGTAGCATTTACAACCAATGCTCCAGTCAAGCTATTGTAACTGGTAATTGTTCCTTCCATCTTATTGGAAGAACCATTAGCAATAATAACAGATTGACCAACACTTAATGCAAGTCCAGTTTCAACTGTTAAAGATTTTGTTCCTAAAGAAATGGTTAATGGAGTGGAAGAAGATGTTGTATATTTATCTCCAGCAATACCCGTAGCCCCAGTCGCGCCCGTGGATCCGAAATCACCCGTGGCTCCAGTCGCGCCAGTCGCGCCAGTCGCGCCAGTCGCGCCAGTTAACCCTCCACCTGAACCAGTTGCTCCTTGGACACCCGTAGCCCCTTGAGTTCCAACCCCAGTTGCACCTTGAGTTCCAACCCCCGTGGCTCCCGTGCTTCCAACCCCAGTTGCGCCCGTCAAACCTTGAGTTCCAACGCCAGTCGCACCTGCGCTTCCAGTGGCTCCCACTAAACCTTGAATGCCTGTCGCTCCAGTAGACCCCGTTGCTCCCACTGAACCTTGAGTGCCATAGCCCGTTGCGCCCGTAGCTCCAACTGGGCCTCCGCTTGGGCCAGTTGAGCCAGTTAAACCCGTGGCTCCAGTTGGGCCTCCACTTGGGCCAGTAGCACCAGTCGATCCAACATTAGGCCAATTGCAATCCATCGAATTTAATGGAGCGCAACCGCAATTTGTAGAGCTTTGTGGACTTGGAATCCAGTTATATTGAGCCATAGAGAAGAATTGAATTAATTACATTAAGGCAACTATATTGTCAACGTGTTTTTCTTTTATTTGAATCTTTGAAAAAATAATGAGGGACAGGAAATAGCGTTCCATTAACATTTGGAATATAGAAGTCTTTTCTCTCAATCAAACCTAACTTTATTCCTGATGTAATTCTTTCTTTACAGGTAGTTTTTTTGACATTCCACATTTTGCAAAGTTCGTTTTTAGAATACCATCCCTTTGGTGCTGGATCTGTGCATTTATTACTTGCCTCAAGAAGAATTTTAAGAAAATCGTTTGGGGTCATGTTAAATTGGCATTCTCCATGCTTCTCCTCTTCCTCTTTGCGTTATTTGAAGTGAAGATTGATTAAGCGATTCACAATATTCACCCCAACACCATGCTTGACACCAACTGAAAGTGCTTCTTCGGTTTTTAGCGTATTCTAACGCTCCCCTAGACGTTAATGTTCCAATATTGTAGCAAGTTCCACCATGATATGTTCTGGCATTCTGTATAGCAACACGATGCGTATGTCCCATTACTATTTTACGTCTAGTCCCATTGCAGTATTGTTCTGCCATATCCCTAGCAGCAGATTCACCATAGCAAGTTCCATGAGTGAATCCAATATCAGCTATGTCAACAATCTGTTCAATTCCAGAATAAGGAATTAACCTAGCTTTTATCTTTTTACTTGTGTCTTCAATTGCAGATACAATTTTATGAGCGCAATATGAAGTGACAGAATTTTTGCTGTGAGTTAATTTCCATGCACGATCTTCATGGTTTCCACAAAGAACATAAGGATTCTTACATCCAGCCATTAATTCACGAAGATGCATTAAACCTGTGTCAATGTCTGGAATTACTTCATCTCCATCACTTCCAGAACCTATTCCATTACCCATTAGGGCTGATAAATCAATAAAGTCTCCAAGATGCAGGATTGTATCAGGTGAAAAACGCGATTTGAACGTCATTACTTGATTCCAAGCCTCTTTGTCGCAATATTTTGCATGACTGCACGAAACTGCTAGGACTTTTTTCCACTTGTGGGTGATATTTGCCATTTATGTATTATCTACTAGTAAGTATGGTATTGTTTTTTGCTCGTATCTAGTTATTTCTGAGTAGACGAGATTGATGAATCCTTCCCATTGCGGTGGGTAGATCGTTTGGCAACCCAGCGAGGAGGTCGTATTGTATCCTCCCTTGTGGATGTTAATAGCGATTCCCATATCGTCTCCAACCCCATCCCGTGTGACTGGCAGTTCTTCTTTTGGGTTAGCAGGTCGAAGCGCAGGGTAACCACCTCCGGGTTTACTGATGCCATGATTCCCCTTACGGAACCTATGAATGCCCGTTTTAAGCACCGCAATGCCCTTCCTATGAACTGACGGATCAGTATTGGCATTGAAAGTAGCATGAACAGAAGGAGATAAAAGTATAATTGCATCATCATAAATCCCTCGGTCATTCTTCCCCTTCTCTCCCATTGTATCCATGTAGTATCCACGGATTCCGACGAGTGCAACACGATCAACGATCCCTGATTTTATTACCATCAAGAGCGTCTTCTCCTTGGCTTGCTGCGGTCTGGAGTTTGGAACCATTATTTACTAGAGTCTTTGGCGAGAATTAGCCCAACTCCAGCAGTGATCGCAGCAAAAAGCAACCCGATATCACCAAGATTTCCGTTGCTCAAAAATTCTTTTCCAGCTTCAGAAACTGCCGCAAGAATCGTAAATACTCCAAGTAGTGTAGTTTTCCAATTTGTTTTCATTTTTTTAGTCCTTTAATTTCTGGCAGTTCATAACAGAACTTGCCGTATTGTGTTTCGATACACACGTTTGGTTGCCCAAGTACAGAACATCCCGTTAAGAATGCCATGCCCAAACCGATAAATGATAATACTATCATTCCTACTGCTATTTTTTTTGGTTTCATTTTTTGCTTATTTGTTTTGCCATGTAGATGCAAGTAAGGATACCAGCAATAATGCTGATTATCCCACCCGTTAGTCTTATCGACGCTTCTATTTCTGGTAACATACTTACTATAAATCCTGTTGTCGATATGATCGTACCCATTAATCCGTGTGATGTTGCGTTATCGTTCATTTTAATTATGGGCCAACAATTACATACAACGTGTTGGGGTTTGGAGTCACGATTAAATTGTAGCCAGACTGAGTAATTTGAACGATATTGGTCAGTTGTGTTGCCCCTGTTAGACCAGTAGTATCTGAGAGAACAATGTTTGCTGGCGTAACTCCCGTGGCCCCAGTGCTTCCCTGCAAGCCCGTGGCTCCAGTCGCGCCAGTCGCGCCAGTCGCTCCAACTAAACCGCTGCTTACGATGGCAAAAATAAGTTGGTGATTGTTTGCGAATCCAGTTGTTCCTGTCCCA